CATCCACCTCGCTCAACTAGTATCTTTAAAAGAGTACTATGTTGTTTTAAATTATTATCTTTTCTGTCTTTTTTAAGACAGATTTTTGATTCAATTCGAAATGATTTCTAAAAACTTGATTTTTGTAATGTTCGTTTAAAGATTTTGTGGAGTGTGAGACTCGAGAACTCATCCGCAAAGACGAACCACGCACTGATCTCGAAATTTTAAGAGAAAATTTCATATAATTGTTGCCCACAAGGGCGTAATTTTAACTTTCTGCTTACTTAAGCAGTGAGGGGTTTCTTACCTCTATACTATCGAATTTAGATTTAATTTGATTCACATCTTTGATAGATGCTCAGACAGTATGCAATTTTAGTAATAAGTTTCCAAAGCACTCTTCCCACAGGGGAAGAGAGACGCTTTGACTGTTATGTTTGACGATTGTTTCCGTATATCTGATATTCTAGATATTTGTAAAGTATCCCTTTAAATAAGGGGTATGTTGATATGATGATCTCTACTGAGATTTTATATGTATTTAATTCCAAGAGAATATTTACTTGCTATATATAATCCATGTTGCCTTGAGAAAGCGACATAGACCGCAAGAAATAGATCAGGTCCTCCGACGCCTGGCAGACGATGCCGAGATCGGATTAAAGGGAGGATCGATATGCCTTCCTGACAGTATGTCAGCGAGCTACCCTGCTCAACGACCAATGCTGCACCTTTATGGAACTCACAAAATAGGTTGAATTAGCCGTGTTACCCAATTGTGTAATTAACCGAGTGTGACGAACTCGATCCCTAGACGCGAAAGCGTTGAGGTTTCACCCATTGTTACCGAAACTAACCAAAATAACTTCACTACCACTATGTCAGGGGCTGACTCATATGCCCAAGAGACGGATGTCTCGCACCCAAAATCTCTCGCTACTGCCAAGTATAATAACCGACGCAGAGCTAAGAGTACTCAAATCCGAAAAGAGAGTCTTCAAGTTGAATCAGAATATAATGATCTTGTTGAATCGATTAAGGAATTGAGGCGAAAGCACAAAGATACCACCCAGAAAGTTGCCAAACTTGAGAAACTAAAGAAAACACGCCAAAGGCTTAAAAAGCTTGCATCGTGTCAACTCTTACCTTCTCTCAAGACGTATGGTAATCAATTATTGGATGGTCTACATGCTGTGATCCAGTATGTAGAAACTATCCGTGAAGTTGTTGGCGAGGATATGCTCAAGTTTTTACTTGATCTCTTCACCACACTTTACAACATTTACAAGCGTCCCACATGGGACTCAGCGCTTGTCAATGCTTCTAGCTTTTTCTTGCGTAATTTTCCAAAAGAATACGCAGAATATGCTATTGAATGGTTTAAAGCTGCTTTTGAAGTTGCTACTTGCCAAAAGGATGGTGATTCCATTAAAGATACCATCATCGGGTTATTCACTAATTGTAGTGAATTCCTCGAGGATGCTTTATGGGCTAACCTTTCAGATTTCTTCGTGAAAATTGCAGCTCTTTATGGAGCTGTAAATGATGCTGTCTCACTAGAGGCACTTGATTTAACAACCACGTTAAAGAAATTTAAGGCTTTTAAAGCCACTCTTCCTGAAATGAAAGATCTCATTGAGATGGCATTTGCCGCTTATGAATTCGTTTTAGGTAGTTGGGAAAACATTCGATCAGGTGACTGGTCAAAAATTCTTCTTGGTAAAGATGAAACAAAGGAATTTGAAATCGAAGTTCGTGTACTCGAACAAGCTTTCCCTTTGGTTCTGGCTAATCAAGAAATTGAATTATTATCCATTCACAATTTGACACCAAAGAAGTTTGAGACAAGACTTACGGCTGCTATTAAGCATTCCCAGTCTTTGATTCATCGGTGTTCTAGTGTTCAACAGCGAATGTCCGTATCAAATTTTATACGTACACTCACTGATAAACAAACCGAACTTTATGCTCGCATGGCAGATGCCCCGCGACGAGATGAACCCTACAGTCTAAAACTGTCGGGTCCTTCCAGTTGTGGCAAATCTACCCTTGTGAACATTTTATCTCGCACTGTTTTGAATGCTTATGGCTATGATCCAAATGAACGTGGTCAAGTTGTCTTTACGAATCTCTCTGAGAAATACGAATCGACAATTAAACCCTCTCACAAGATCATTGTTGCCGATGATATGGCTAACAATATCAACGAAAAACCAAATTATGATAGAATTTTAAATTATGTCAATACAGTTCCTCGTCCGTTAGAAAAAGCGGATACAAAGGAAAAAGGTATTTTATACCCAGGCAACTGTGCATTTATTGGGACCACGAATGATGAAACTCTTCGTGCCCAAGAATGCTCGGCTTGTCCTGAGAGTATCTTACGCCGTTTTGCGTTGGATGTTGAAGTCCGCGTTCGAGAACAATACCGTAATGCTTATGGTGGTTTAATCCGACTAGGAAAACCCCAATATGATGTTTACGAGCTTGTCCTCAAACGTTTTAACTCAATCTCTGAGGAAGGACAGATCTTGTGGGATATTATTCCCCGATCTGTGTGGAATACTCATCCTGAT